CGCATATCGTTATCAGTACTGCGTCTCCCATTAGACGTTCGTCTTGAAGGAGACCGCAGTTGACTGTCGGAGCCATTCCCTCGTCTTTCAACGAAGGGCTGACTACGAAAGTCACGATCATCCGATGACACGGAGAGTCAAGCTTTACGGCGTGGAGCCCCTCTGCGATATTCAGAATCCTCGGGTAGAGGTACTCTGAACTATCGCTAGGACTCGCCACCGAGTAGCTTGACGATCACCGCGTCCGAACTGGCAGTCATGAGGGCCACAAGGCCCTTATAGACCGCGAGCGCCTCCGCCGCGCTGTAGCCGGCGGGGGGGATGTCGAAGACCATGTAATTGGACATCGACACCTTGACGTTCTCGGCGGGCTTGAAAGGGTCCGCCGTCAGTTTCGACATGTCGACCCGAAGGCTGCGCCGCGTCCGCTTCTTGTAATCGTGAGAAGCGGTCAGCTGCAACAGCCCATCGCCACTGCGGTAGACGGATCCGTCTCCGGATTCGACGTCACCGACGCGCGGAAGCGCGACGGTGGCACCCGCAATGGTGATTGAGAGAGGGTCAGCGAATGACATAAGCATCACTCCTAGGAGCCCGGTTAGACTCCCGTTCGGCGTTTTAACGCTCGGCAGTACATCTGCCTAGTGCGTTCGGGTGATCCCAAGCGCACTAAGAATGGCCCACTGGCGCGGCGAGAAGCCGTCCCAGTTGAGTCCGAATCCATATGGTGTTGCCTTCCGACGGTATTTAGATTCCGATCTAAATATCATCGTCGGAGGTTGTTGGTCCTGAACGTAACCAGTACGTTCGCCAATAAATGTATAGTGATTCTCCTGGATCTTATGTTCCATGAGATAACCATACATCAACACCTGGTTGTCGATTGCCCAAGCAGACCAGTTCTTAAGAACATCGCCTGCATTGAAAAACCAATCGAACATCCAGCTCCACGGGGAAAGGTTCCAGACTACGTCTGGAGTCAGTGAAAGTCCTAGCGTCTTTCGAGCTAGGATGACCTGACGCGCCATCGAGTTTCTCTTCCCATCGGGAGGAGGAACATAATACGAGAACGCGCCACGAAACCACCGGCGTGTTGAAGTGGTTTGCTTCAACACGACCTTTCCCTGATTAAGAGTCGGCCAATCGATAATGGCACCACTGGCACCGTAAGTCCAAGGACTCACGTTGACAGCGATATCACTAATCGAAGTGGTCGTCTCTTCCGGGAAGTCATAAGACCGCCTAACCAAACGTCCGGAATCACGCTCATAAGATGAAATAATCTTATCAGCGTTGACTATAGTCATGGAAGTTTCCATGATAGAGTCGACGAGTGGTTTCCAGCCGAATTGGTAGTTGAGGTATTCCGACGCAAGATACTTTCGTCTCTTGCGACCGGACATATTCCTCAACGCACCGATGGAGCTACCTATCAATTTGGGAATACCCTCCTTGATAAGTTCTCCAGCGGCAACGGACAGGTCGGTGGTGGGATTTGATGGTGAACATCCCGCGATGGCCTTAGTACCCAAGACGTCCAGAAATGAATTACTGGACGGTTGAGTATTCGGGTAATACATCTGGGATGGGCTGAGAGGCAAGTAAGGACCAGAATACTGGTACTTCTTGACCACACTACCCCCAGGAAACTGGGGAGTAGGATTCTCACCCCACTGGTTCGTAAGTTGGATATAGGGTCTTCCGACCACTTCTATCTCATTCTTACGAGTCCAGAAGGGACCACCAATATCCCCCTTGAAGACGCCTAATTGGCGAGTCTTCCAGGCAGGATGACTTTCAGATTCAGTAACCTGAATCCCTGAAATGGAGTCGTACAGCGGCTGACCCGTGGTGTTAACACCATGGCGAGAACTACGAGATCCCTCAATGAGATCCGTAGACTCTTCGTCAACGACTGTCGGACCCAGAAAGTCGCAGGGTATAACCCTGACGCGCTTAATGGGACAACCTCCTTTCAGGCCGGAAGCCTATGGTCCGCGGATGGTAAACTCCATCCGATCTCTCCCTTCGGAGAGGATGCTGACAAGCGCCCAGGGCCCCGCA